TAAACCTAGAACAAAGAAGTCAAAAGCATTTATGAGAGAGAGTTTAGAGTATATCAAAAATGTAGCCAAATGGCAAGCCGCTGATGTGTACTGTAATGATAATGATTTAGAGTTTAAAATCTTTACTGAAAAAGAATTAGGTATCTATTAAGCAGAGTAACCTTCAATATTTCTTTCGAAATAACTATCGCCTGAACTTGTATTAATATTACCTGAATACATATCAGCTTTCTTAATATCATTTTGACTTGTTACATTTGTAGGTGAATTATTAACAATAATTGTTTGAGTACCTGATTTACTATCACCAACTAATCCTTTTGATTGATTTTTTGCTTGTCTTTGAAATTTATCATCCCTTAACATTTGATCGTCTGGTGACATCATCTCGTCTGGTGCTGTTTTATATTTGTCTATGTAATCTCTATTCTTATTATCAAATGTAATCTTTTCATTCTTTAATTTATCAATCATTCTTCTACGTTCTTGTTCTTTAACGTCTAAATTTTTTAAATAGTCCATTTGACCATTTGTATCTAGTTTATTATATTCACTAAACTCGGCAGGTGTCATTATACCTGAAGCACTATCATAACCTGATGTGCCTGATTTTGATATTTTTGCTGTGCCATATTTTTCACCTTCAGCTTCAGCAAACGCCTCACTCATAGTAGCACCGCCACCTGTCATTCGTTCTCTTTGCATACCAGAAACACTAGCATCAGCATATTTATTTTTTACACCTGTTTCATTAACTGTTTCACCTATTTCTTGTGTTGCCTTTGTTTCTAATTTTAATTTCTTTTTAACAAAATCTGGTAATGGCAACTTTTCTATAAGAGAGTTGATAATAGTTTTAACTCTATCTCCTAGATCAGAAAAGAAATCGGATATGGGTGTAAAGATGCCCATTATAGTTGATTTAATAGCAGCAACATTGTTTGTAAAATTAATTTTCATTTCACTAATTAAATTTGTAAAGGCAGTTCCTATCATTTCTGGTATTCCTTTGAAGAAAGATAATATACTTTCACCTATTTGCTTAATCACCTGTATTGCTGGATCAAAAAATTCAGCAAGTAATTTAGCAGGCACTAGTACAACATTTAACAAACTTTGTCCTAAGTCTTTTAATCCACCCATTATATCGCCTGTCAATATTTTTCCTAAACCAGTAATCAATGGACTAATGATGTCTATTATACCACCTATAATTTTGCCTATACCAGCGATAACGTTTTTAAAAAACCAATCAAAACCATTTTTAAATGCTTCTATCATTGGAGCATTCTCTTGTGCCATCTTTTTAATCTTATCTATAGCCGGCGTTAACGCCTTTATTATTTCATCTGAATATTTAAATAGTAAAAATAAACCACCAGCAATTAGACCTATCGGTCCTAGTGGTCCTAGAAATCTAAGAAAAGTACCACCTTTACCAAAAAGTTTTGTTATTGGTCCAAATATTTTACTTGCAAATAGACCTGTGAATAACTTACCTATCTTTCCTATGAAATTCATAAGAGGTGCTACAGCAGCGCCTAAAGCAAAACCTATTCCTTGTAATCCACCTTTTTTATCTTCAGGTTGTTCAGGACCTATAAAACCACCAACAGCACCACCTCCACCACTTTCTTTTGATAACTCGGCAGATTGATCGTTCTTTCTTCTAGTTTGATTTTTATTAAATGCTAAAGAATCAGCTAATGTTTTTGCTATTTGAGTTGTTTTTTTAAAAGACTTAAATGTTAATTCTTTTATTTGTTCTAAAATGTTTAATTCTGAATCTCCATCTGCATTACTACCTGATACAGAACCTGCACCACCAGTAATAGCACCACCAACCAACTGTTGTTGTGATTGAATAATTTTTATTGCTCCTGATGGTAATACTAATTCAGCCATTATTTACCTTTTGCTTTACTTCCTGTGTATAGACCAAACCAGGCTGCTCCAGCACCAACAACGATTGATACTAGACCACTTTGTTCCATAGTAGGTCCTTCTAATTCCATATACCATATTACTACTTTGTATAGTAAGAAAATATATGTAGATATGAATACTCTTGGAAAGATTCTCCAACTATCCACTGCTCTTGCTAAGTGAATTAATTTAGAGTAAGGATTAACACCTAAGTCTTTAATAGATGTATCTACTTCTAAATCAACACTGATTTTTTGTTTTGGTTCTACAACCTTTACTTCATCCATTATTTCCCAGACGCCTCTCTTTGTTTTCTTTCGTTTTCTTCTTTTATATACTGTGTCAGTAAGTTAACGTAAACCTCCCTCTCCCAAGGTATCATATTCTCTAATTCTGTTAAAGAATATTTATGATGTTGCATCAAAGCAAAATTTACACTAAAATAGTTTTCTAAACTATCGTGTGAGAGGGCTATCCGAAAAAATCGGTCAGTCCTTGCAATGTTACGTTACTTTTCACCTTTGTTTTAGGATTCTCAACTTCAATATCATGTATCAATTTAGGCATGGTGGTATAAAAATTTTGTATATCACTAAATGCTGTAGTTGATAAACTCTCTATGAATTTATTAAGTTCCTCTTTTGTATAATCTGTTGTATTATATATTTTATCACCTTCATATATTTGATAGATTGAGTTTGCTATTAAATGAAATATCTTATTTGTTTGTTCTTTTGTAAAGTCCGTAGATGGATCTACAGAACCTAAAGTTGGATATTTCATAATAATCCCTATTTTTTTATCTTTATCTACCACAATGTTATTTGTGTGACTATCATCTACTTGAACTTCTATTTTTGTTAAATCAACTTCTACGTCAGCGTAAGTTTTCTTATCATCTGGACATAAGATTTTTAATTTAGCAACTTCACCTACTGATTTAGCTCTAATATTTAAAAATATGTACTCTAAATCAAATGTTGGTAAATCATCTACAGACAGTGTTCCAAAAGTACAAGCACTAACTATTTCTTTTAGTGCATTTACTACTTGTTTTTGGTCTTCGGACTCTAAAGCTTGTAATAAAACCTTTTCTTCTTTTACAAGAAATGGCCTAAACTTTACTTTAACGTCAGCAGATGGCAAAGTCAAATCAAACGATTGTGTTTCTAATATCGGTAATGCCATTATATCTCCTTAATTATATTAATTATAAAAATGGTGGAAATACTCTTCCACCGGTTGCTCTACCAATCGGTAAGTTTCTTCTTGCCGAATTGATAACTTGACTACCCGCTCTTTTCAATTCAGGTGGCAATCTATTTAGAACACTTCCAAATATACCACCAAAACCAGGGGCAGGCTTGATTTCTGGTAATGTGCCAAAAGAGGCACCCACTGTGAAATTTTGTACTTGATCTATACCTAAGTTTCTCCAATCTCTAAAATTCAAAGAAATAGGTAAATTTACAATGTCATTATTTGTTCCATAATTATATCCATAACTACCAATTGTTTCTGGATAACATTCATACAATCTAACAGCATATGTAACTCTATCTCTATCATTTTCAGCGGCAAACGAACCTAACTGAAATATATCTACAGAGCCTGTATATTCATCATAATAATTTAAGTTGTGTGTATCTCTATTAAAAATCATTTTTTGCCAAGTTTCAAAAAATATTCTTTGTCTTAAAAACTTATCACCAAAAACTGATAAATTAATTTTTCCACTAAATGAGTAAGCATAAGGCATTTGTCTTCTTGGTCCATATGTTGTATGATCTTTAGTATTAATATCTCTACTAGGCATATCAATTTGATTACACATCATACCTACATTTCTAGCCAACTCTTGGCCGCCTACAGCATTTATACCTTGTTGTGAGGCAGGAATAATTGATCCTTCGCTAGCATATGGTTCTTGTGGTTGTATTTGTAATTTATTTGGCATATTAAATCTAACTAAAAATCTATTAGGTCTGGCCATACCTTCACCTTGTGACATGCCTGCTATAAATCGGCCTATTGTGCTTTCACTAGCACCAATACTTTTACCTGGAAGTTCAGCAGCTCTTTTTAAAATACCACCTCTTGTCAAAGTGTTATCTCTAGGAAGACCAATTCTAATATCTTGGCCAAATATTCTTGTACCGCCTCTTAAAACTGCTATGACGTTATCCTCTCTTTCAGGCTACCGTCTAAATTCCAGTATTTACTTTGACCTCTTCTATTTCCGTGTTTCATGCCTTTTCCTAATCTTGCTTTGGACATTAATATTCTGTTTTCTAACTTATACATAGGGTTATTTATTCTTAAACTTGCACTTATCTTTGCCTTTTGTTCTGGTGTATTTGGTATGCCTTTATTCCAAGCTATTCGACCTTTTCTCTGTTCAGACATTTTCTTTTTCTGTTCAGGCGACCATCTATGTCCTAAAGCACCAACATTACCACCAGGGGCAATATTATATTCTGGTTTCAATGATTTTATTAAAGAAATCTCTTTCTTTTCTAATTCTTCTTTATTTTTACACTTTTTTAAAATAGATATATCAAAATTTTCTATTCCATATTTATTCAAGGCAGCATAAAATTTATTTGATTGACCACCTTCTCTTTTTGCTTTAGATTTGTGCTGATTAATTCTTTGTTTTAACAATTGAGAAGTAAACCCAACATAACTTTTATCATTAACTTTATTTGTAATTTTATATACTATCATTACTTGTTTTTACATTGACATTGTTTTATGCCAAAAATCTTTGCTATAATTCTTTTAATTGTTTTCATTAAATCATTCTCCTACTATCAGCGTAAACTCTACTTGTTCCTGCTTTAACAAATCTTTGTACCGGTAAATAAACGGCCAACGCCGCTTCATCAAAGTCTATTCTTAAAAATTGTGATCTTACGTGATTATACAAATATTTTTTAATTGTTGGTTTAACTAAATTAATATTTTTTACACCATCATAACTAGCATCA